CACCAGCTCTTCAATTTTACAGTCGCTATCGTTCAAATTTTAAAAAAGGAGTTGGCTCTTTCATGGATTTAGTTTACTCTCACGTTTGCGGATTAGATGTCCATAAAAAGAATGTCGTAGCTTTGACCTAATAGATTTTTCATTTTTGGTATCCCTCCTACAAACAGAAGGATACCAAATTTATGTACAAATCTGTACATTTTTATTTTCCACTTTTCGTACATTCTTAATTTTATTATTTACAGTTACATGTTTTATCTGAACTATAAGGGATATAAAGTTTCCTCACTCCTTTACTTATCAAGTGCTTCTGTAGAACATTGTGCTATGCTCTGCCCATAATACAAAACTTAATCTCTTCTCCTCTGCCTTTTCTTTTTCTGCATTAATGGTGGCAGGAACAAGCTTAATATCAACGTAAGGGAATTCATCCTAAGCATCACAAAACTCTACTCTGAGCAATCCACGTACTTTCATGCCATCGATATACACTTCAGTACCTATTGCTTTTAATTATTTCCACATTATACCCTATTTCCATTGTTTTCCTACTTTCTCAAGGCATAATAAAAGCACTCTTTGTTGAGTGCCTACTCGCTATTTCCTTTTGGTTTCATGCCTGCAAGCTTGAGTATGCTTTCAGGTGGTTCTTCGTTTAAAACATTGCGGTATAAGCTAACAAGTTTTTTAGCTGCTTTGCGTTTTTCTTCCATTGGTGCATCTACTCCACCTCGTGCTCCTGCAAGTGCCGCAGCCGCTGCGTGAATACCATTGCGGTTATAAGTGCCATCTGGTTCCTTTACAGGAAGTTTGCACTGTTCCTTACTTGTATATTCGCTTTTCGGCACAAGATGTATTAAGCAAGCATTCCACCATTGTTCTTTATCATAGTCACTTTCACTAAAACTGCTCCATGGCTTATTAGAAACCTTCTCCATTTGATACTCACCTCCTTACAAGAAGGCATAAAAATACCACCTCAACCCTGCTCGGTTAGGTGGTTAAATTTGTGGTTTTAACTCGCCTTTTGCAACTTTATCCATATGCCACCACCAACCTGTTTCACCATTTGGTGGGCCTTTTACAAAAGGCGCAAGTTTATCAGCGTATTTTAAAACTTTTTTTTGTAATTCTTTGCCTTCGGGTGTCTTGATTAGCTGTTTTTCTTGAAGAATATCAAGGATGTTCAATAAATAACTTACCGCAAAATAATCAGGTTCTTCCTCTTCAAAAATATCAAGACTTTCAGCTTCCATTTTAGCTTGTTCAAGTATTCCCATATTCTCACCTCACAAAACTCGGATATATGGCTGTTTTTCCAAATACTTTGCCCAATCTTCTTTATCCTCGAATGCCCAACCACTTGCATCCTTATTCATATGCTCATTAAACAAAGCTAAATTCACCTTGCGTTTTTCATATTTTATAAATGCCCAGCAAATATCTCCACGTTGTGGGTCTCTAAATGTGTATATCTCATCAGCATTTTTCTTGGTTTGTAACAAGAATTTTTTATATTTTGTTATATGTTCTTCTGTAATTTCTTTTTGATTTCTTGGTATCGTCTCATCAAATGTATACCCATGTTTTGCAACGTGATATTTTTCACGATACAACTCCTTTTCTTTTCTTGCCTCTAATATTAGTTCCTTTTTAATAAGCCAATGCGTGTTATCCCACTCAATTTGCCTTAGCTCAGCCAACTTTTTAATTAAAACTGAATAATCTTTTTCACTTTCTATTATAACTCTTGCTTGCTCATCATACAACTTTTTATTTTTAAGATATTCTCTTTCCACTTTATTGTAAAATTGCTGTTTCCGTTTTTCCTGTGCTTCTTTATACGCCACCTTTTCTTTCTCACTTCTTGGATCCTCAGTTAACGATGTATTGCTATACTTTTCTGTCTCTTCGGCATTAGGATCAAGTTCTCGGATATATGGCATTAATACATGTCTACAGTTTGGATGGCGGGGAATAACTACACCATCTTCTCCGTACTTTGGATATCTCCCATCTTTACCTGAAAGGCTGTATACTTTACCCTGAATTGGTGCACATAAATGACATGTTGGATAGTGCGTAGAAATCCTCACCAAGTCAATATCGAATTCCTTGCAAGCATTGATTGTCGCTACTGTCGCCGCTTCCCTTGTCAATGTCCTTGCTACCATTTCAGCGTAACTATCCAATCGCCACTCCCTGCCCAACCTATCTTTAAACCCTGTCAACCCTTTGCTAAGCAGTTTCTCCATCAAATCTTTTTTCATCTGCTGCCATGTTTCGCCGCTGACATATTTCTTTCCTGCACTTTCTAAACTTGCTCGCCTGAAATAATCATCAAATTTACGTCCCACAAACTGAGTTGCATTTCTAAGATTGTCATAAAGGTTTTGTGCTAATACATCCACTGCCCTCTGATGTATTTGACTAAAACTTGGATTTTGGATTACTTCGCCTTTTAACTGCTTAATAAATGCCATTACTTCAATATAGTTCTGCTGATATATCTTTGGCACATTTTTTTCAATCCACTTTGCAGCGTTTTTGTCTAACTGTTCCAATATCTGCATTATTTGTTTGAGAATATCTTTGAAATAAATTGTATCTTGTTTCTTTGCTTCTTTTTCCAATATTACTTTAAGAACATTCAAAAAACCCTGCCGATAGAGTTCGACAAGGCTTTGTATGAGTTTTTCTTCGTCAAAGTTAGGCATTATTTATCACTCACTTTGTTGTTGCTGATTCTGTTCTGTTTGTAATGTTGTTGTAAATAATGCTGGAGCTTCTTGTGCTGTCTCAACCGCTATCTTTGCTAGTTCTTGTTTTAAAGTCTCTGTATCAAATTCAAATAAATGTTTTAAAGCTGTTTCTCTGCTTATAAGCCCGTTTTGAACAAGCATTGAATAGATTTCTGCCTGCTCTTTTTCATCATCTGGTAATCCGTCGTTCCAAGCGATATTAATTGTCTCCAGTTCTATCCCATTGCCATATAAAGCATCTAATTTACTTGCAAGCCGTAAAATTTTCTTTATAGCAGGGTCAAACCTCATGCGTATTCGGTTTACTTTTGCGAGAGGCGCCATCATTAAGCGTCTTAATGCACTACCTGACTCCGCAAGGCCTTGTTTTAACTGCCCAAAAGCAGCGGCACTTGTTTCTGATAGTGCATAAAATTGCTCCATTAACAGGTCTATTTCTCTAAATGCAGCATCAAGCTTCCCATCCCACACCACATAACCCGGTGGTTGTTCGCCTTGTTCTACAGGAAAATATTTTCCTCCTCCTCTGACAACCCACTCACCGAGCTCGTTTTGTTCAAGTGCTGTAGCAGGCCCATACATGTTAGGGTCAGCGTGCTTATCAAGGATTCTACTTATCTGTGCAATTCTGACTTCTATTTCTTGAATTATACTGTCAAGGTCGCTATAGTCATCCAAGCCGTATATTCTGTCGCTTGTCTGCATATTATGAACTGGTACCACTAAGAAATCATCAATTCCCGTATATATTTCCGGTTCTAAATCCGGGTAAAAAGTTTTTATATCAATTTCGTTTTTTATAATTCCATCTTGCAATTCAAAAAGTCTATTTGTGATTTTACCTCTTTCGTGTATTTCAAGTCTAAGATAAGTTGTCTTTTTGTCCTTGTTCAATAACGTTGGTGTCGCAATATCAAACGTCCATGCTATCACATGAGCTTGCACATCTTTGATGTTGTCTGCAGTCACAACAGGAAACCAAAGCGATGGTGGTATTGCTTCTATAATTGCTCTTTTATCATATCTCGTTTTAAATATGCCATCGCCATATCTACTTAAATCTATTGCTACTTCGTAAGCCGTGTTTAAGAAGTTATTATTTTTAATAATTTTATCTAACTGTTCTTGCTCTTTACTTCCTGTTTCCCCTGCTGTTATTCTAGGTGGTTCTCCTAATAACAAATCTGCCCATAACGTCGATAAGCGTTTAGGCCAATTTAAAATAATCTCTAGCGTTGCTTTTTTGTCATCTCTAAGCAACCTAACCCAATCTTTAAATACAAGTTCATGCC